TTTTTATTTAGATCAAGCTGGTAACAGCAGAACATTTAACATTACACAAGCAAGCACTCAAGATAATGACTGGCTCAAAATTTTATCTATTGGCAATAGTGGTACTGTGTGCGTCATTCAAAACGACCAAGGCACAAGCACAAGCTGCTGATATTGGTGATGTATCTGAACTAAATGGTTCAGCACAAATTGTAAGAGATAAACCTTACGAAGCTAATTTAAAATTTGCTATACAAAGTAATGATGAGGCTATAACTAAAAATGGCCGCATGGCTATTACTTTTCTTGATGATTCTACTGTAAAACTTACTGAACACTCTCAATTACTTATTGACGAGTACATCTACGATCCTGATCCAAGTAAAGCAAAGATGGCACTTACCTTTGGACTTGGTACAGCTAGGTTTATTACAGGCAATTTAAACCGTATAGATAAACAGAACATAACTCTTAAAACACCAACAGCTAACATAGCAATACGTGGGACTGATTTTACGGCTACAGTTGATGAATTAGGGCGTAGCCTTATAATATTGCTACCAGACGCTCTAGGGCTTTCTAGTGGCGAAATAGAGGTAGTTACAGCTACAGGAAGTGTTTTACTTAATAAACCTTACCAAGCCACTACCGTAGAAGTATTTGAAAGTTCTCCTACTAAACCTGTAATATTAGATTTAACATTAGATATTATAGATAATATGTTAATTGTTACGCCACCTAAAGAAGAAAATATTGCACAAGAAGAAACAGCAACAACTAAAACAGTTAATTTATTAGACTTTAATGATTTAGATATAGATTATTTAGCAGAAGATTTTTTAGAAGATAATAGTTTAGAGTTTACAGAATTAGATATTAACTATTTAGATGTTAATTTCCTTGAAGATTTATTAAATGTTTTAGATGCTTTAGCAATAGAAAAAGAAGAAGATCAGTTAGCGTTAGCTACAGGTGTAAATATTTCTGGTACTTTAATTGGTCAAGATTCAAATACACAGATAACTACAATAGTAGCAGGACAAGTTATAAGTTTACGTAGAAAAATAAGCGAATCCGTACAAGTAGATTTAAACTCAGGAAACGGCTATACAGTAATTTTAATTCAAGATGGAGTTTCTAATGTAGTAAAAATAAATGGTGGAGGAGATTCTGTTATAACGATTAACCAAAGCAGCGGATGAAAAAACTATTATTGCCTATACTTATAATACTAGCACTACCTCTAGTATTCCAAAGCACGCCTACAGAAATATTAAAACTAAAAACTTTTGATCTTTTAGTAAAACAACATAAACCTAGCGGTAATTTTATAATTCTTAATATTACAGAAGAAGATGTTGAGCGTGAGGGTGGCTATCCATTACCTAGAGAGCGTTTAGCAGATATACAACTAGAAATATTAGGTAAAGGTGCTTTAGGTGTAGGTTGGGTTATATCTTTTCCACAAGCAGATAGAATGGGAGGAGATGCAAGATTTGCCAGCTCGTTAGGTTATGCTCCAAGTGTAATAGCTACGTTTGAAAACGGTAAAGGTGTATATCCTAAAACTACAGGAACGGTTATTAAAGGCCCAGATGTTGGTGGGTTACAATCAACAGGAATAAAACAAAATTATTCTGCTTATGATAAGGTTATACAAGGTGTTGCAATAGCACCAACAGAAGTTGATCAATTAGTAAGACGGATTCCTCTAATATTAAAAAACCCTACTGGTTGGTCAGCTTCATTCGGTACACAAGTTCTTAAAACACTAACGAACACACCAACATATATACTTACAACAAACGAAAATGGTATACAAGAAATAGCTGTTAGAGGTTTGCCACCAGTAAAAACAGATAGTCTTGGTCGTAAATGGATTAGTTGGGTAAAAACAGAAGAAACTGATTTACAAGAAATGAATGTAAATGGTAAGTTTGTTTTTGTAGGTGTTACTGCTAACGGGGTAATGCCGCAAATTGCTACGCCTGTAGGCTTGCTAGAACCACATAAAATACAAGCTGCACTTGCAGAGTCAATACTTATACAAGATAGTCCTTACATACCAGATTGGTCTTTAGCTGCAGAGCTTACAATACTTTTAACCTTTGTTACTTTTGTATGGTTTGCTTTACACATACTAGGTATTACTTGGGGTATTGCTATTGCTACACTTCTAATGATTATAAGTGGTGGTCTAGGTTATTATCTTATTAACAAAGGGTTGTTGATAGATGTATCTTGGACACTTATATCAGAGTTTATTACAGGATCTATAGCCTTTTATTTAAGATTCAGACAGCAATATAAATTAAGACAACAGATCAAAAAACAGTTTGAACACTACCTTGATCCACGCCAAGTTAAAAAACTACAAGACGATCCTAGTTCTTTAGTTTTAGGTGGTGAGCGTAGGTATTGCACCTTTCTTTTTACTGACGTAAGAGGCTTTACTGCTATGTCTGAAAAATTAGAACCAGAAGAAGTTACAAAAATAATGAATAAGGCACTTACTATACAAGCAGATACTGTTAAATATTATGACGGTATGGTAGATAAATACATAGGTGATGCCATGATGGCCATATTTAATGCTCCTATAGATTTACCTAACCATGAAACTGCTGCTGTATTATGTGCAAAAGAGATACAAGATAAGATAAAGCAAGCTAATCTTGGTGTAGAGATAGGTATAGGAGTTAATAGTGGATATGCTGTTGTAGGCAATATGGGAAGCAAAACTAGGTTTGATTATACTGCTATAGGTGATGCAGTAAACCTTGCTGCTAGGCTTGAAAGTTCTACTAAGGAAGTTGGAGAAGATATTGTTATAGGTTATGATACTATTCATGTAAAAAACTTTAGTGATCAAATTATACTGAGAGAGCTAAAAAGCATATATGTTAAAGGTAAAGAAAAACCTATAAATATTTATACAATAGTAGCAGATGATTAATAAAAAGATGACAGTAGACGATGTAGCAGAAAGGCTTACAAAGTTAGAAACAATATCACATGAACGTTGGAAAACTGCATTTAATGAGTTTTCTGATATAAAACAAGAAATTATCTATATTAATTCCACCATGAAAGCAGCAACTTTTGGAGTGTTTGGCTTTCTTGGTGCGATTGGTATAGCTGTATTAACGAGTATATTAATATGAAAGGATTGTTAAAAAATATAGTTGGAGCTGTAGCACCAACATTAGGATCGGCTATGGGAGGTCCTTTAGGCGGAATGGCTATGGGTAAAATAGCTGAAGTGTTAGGCGTATCTAACGATCAAAAATCTATACAACAAGCTATGCAAAGTGCTACTCCAGAACAAATGCTAGAACTTAAAAAAGCAGAACAAGAGTTTGAAGTACAAATGAAAGAACTTGATGTAGATGTATTTAAGTTAGAAGTAGCAGATAAACAAAATGCTAGAGGTATGTTTAGCAAAGACTGGACTGCAAGAATCATAGGTTTATTTACCATAGGTGGTTTCTTAGGTTATATATTTTTGGTAACACTTCAACCACCAGAACAAAACAGCGAAGCATTAATTAATTTAGTGCTTGGGTATTTAGGAGGATTAGCAAGTGCGATTATTTCGTTCTATTTTGGAGCATCTCACACCAGTGACAAAGGAGAATAACATGAATATATCACAAGAAGGTTTATCACTTATTAAAAAATTTGAAGGATGTGAGCTAAAGGCTTACAAATGTGCAGCTGGTGTTTGGACAATAGGCTATGGATCTACCAAAGGTGTAAAAGAGGGTGATACTATTATCCAAGAAGAAGCCGATGAATTGTTATTGCACGAAATGGAAGAATACGAGGGTTATATAAATAATATGGTTGATAAAGATTTAAAACAAAACGAATTTGATGCCATGGTTTCATGGGTATTTAATCTTGGGCCAGCTAACTTAAAAAGTTCAACTTTATTAAAAGTTTTAAATAGTTCACATCCAGATTGGAATGACATACCAGCACAAATAAAAAGATGGAATAAAGCTGGTGGAAAGGTTTTACAAGGCCTTGTAAGGAGAAGAGAAGCAGAAGCTTTGTTGTTTGAAGGCAAAGAATGGCATGAGGTATAACAATGCCTTTACAGAAGCTTACATTTAGACCAGGTATAAACAGAGAAGGTACTGCCTACGATAATGAAGGCGGTTGGTTTGATTGTAACCTTGTTAGATTTAGAAAAGGTAGACCAGAAAAGTTTGGTGGTTGGGAAAAACTTAGTACAAATACTTATTTAGGAACCACCAGAGCATTACACTCTTGGATTTCTTTAGCAGGAACTAAGTATTTAGGTCTTGGCACAACTTTTAAGTATTATATTGAAAGTGGTACTGTTTTTAATGACATTACACCAATAAGATTAACTACAAGTGCAGGAGATGTAACATTTGCTAAAGTAGCTGATGATGACGCAACTATCACTGTTACAGATACTTCACATGGAGCTGTGCAAAATGATTTTGTAACATTCAGTGGAGCATCTTCTCTAGGTGGCAACATTACTGCTGCCGTATTAAATCAAGAATATCAAATAGCAACCATAGTAAATGCAAATAGTTATACCATAGAAGCTAAAGATACATCTGGTACAACTGTTTTAGCTAACTCATCTGATAGTGGTAATGGCGGTTCATCGGTTGTTGGTGTATATCAACTAAATGTAGGACTAGATGTTTATGTTCCTGGCACAGGATGGGGCATAGATGGATGGGGTGCTGGCACTTTTGGTAGCACTTCATCTCTAAGTGATACTAATCAGTTACGTTTATGGTCGCATGATCATTTTGGTGAAGATTTAATTATAGGGCAAAGAAATGCTGGTATATATAAATGGACTGAAAACAATGGTGTTGGTACAAGAGCCGTAGAACTATCTGGCATATCAGGTGCTAATCTAGTTCCAACTAAAGGTTTACAGGTAATTACATCAGAAAAAGACAGGCACTTAATTGTGTTAGGTGCTGATCCTATATCTGGCTCTTCAAGAACTGGTACTATAGACCCAATGTTAATAGCATTTAGTGATCAAGAAAATGCGTTAGATTTTGAGCCCTTGTCAACGAACACTGCAGGTTCACTAAGGTTGTCAAGTGGCTCATCTATTATTGGTGGTGTGAAATCAAGACAAGAAATATTAATTTGGACTGATACAGCACTCTATAGTATGCAGTTTATAGGCCCACCATTTACTTTTGGTATAAATCTTATCAACGAAGGTACAGGCTTAATAGGTCCAAAGGCTGCTGTAACTGCACCAAGCGGTGTTTATTGGATGAGTTACAACAATTTTTATTCATACAATGGTAGTGTCCAAACTTTGCCTTGTTCAGTTCATAACTATGTATTTAACGATATAAACCTAGTTCAATCATTTAAAATAAACGCTTTTACTATAAAAGATAAAAATGAAGTAGGTTGGTTCTATTGTTCTAGTAGTGCAACCGAAGTAGATAGATATGTTATATACAATTATGTAGAGGGTATTTGGTTTTACGGACAGCTTACTAGAACTGCTTGGCTTGACTCAGGTATTGAAAACTTCCCAAGAGCTGTAAGTAGCGGATACTTGTATCAACAAGAGCTAGGATTTAATGATGATGGTTCTCCTATGACAAATGTCTTTATTGAAAGTTCTGATCTAGATATAGGAGATGGCGAACAGTTTTCATTTATAAAAAGAATAATACCAGATTATAAATTTATACAAGACGACAATAACGGCAATGTAAATGTTGTTTTAAAAACTAGAAACTTTCCAGGCGATTCTCTTACAACAAATTCTACCAGTGCAATAACTGCTTCTACTCAACAAGCTTATGTACGTAGTAGATCTAGGCAAATAGCACTGAGATTTGAATCTGATGATGACGCTACTAATGATGGTAATTTATCAATAGGTTGGAGATTAGGTGCTACTCGTATAGATATAAAGCCAGATGGCAGAAGATGAGTAAGATACTACAAACTCAATTACCTATTGCTAGTGATACAGTTACTTCAGATCTTTTTAATAGATTAGTAAGAATACTTGAAATAAACCTAGGTTCTGTAGATCTTGATAATGTAAGACAAATTACTGACGCAGAAAAAAATACACTTAAATTTAATGACGGCAGCATCATTTGGAATACAACAGTAGGTGTATTACAAGTATATACGGGTAATAAATGGGTAGATATAGGAGAAAGAACACTTCCTAAAGGCTTTGAAATGACATCAGATGTAGGTGAAGTTTCTGTAAAAACCAATGGTGATATAACAATAGAGCTATGATAAATACAGCAGAACAGCTTATATATCAGCCAAAAAACCTATTACTTACATATCCTAGTGATTGGTACATACAAAAAGATACATTTAATGCAGTTAAAGACTCTATACAACCAATAGTAGATTTCTATGAAGATAGTGGCACACAACCACGAAAAAACACTAAATTAGATAAAATAATTGAAGAACCTTTAAAAGATGTCTATACAGTTCCTTTCTTTTCAGAAAAGTTTTGCGACATACTTTTAGATGAAATGAAGCACTTAGAAGCTCATTTTGGCTTTAATCCGAACCCAGAAGAGGATAATTTACGGCAAATACCAGAAATAACTTTTCAAGATAATTGTCCACAAATCTTTCAATCTTTGATGCAAACAATATATACTATAGGGAATCCTATATTTTTGAATATTTGGAACCGACACGTAGATAGTGGTGGAATACAGATAGCCAACTATAATTTGAAGGATAAAAAACAAGGTGCTTGGCATCACGATGCAAGTGCTGATATTAGTATGGTAGTTCCTTTGAACACTGGAAAGTACAAAGGTGGCGGAACTGAGTTTTTAAAACGTGGCACAGTTGAACCATTACCTACAGGCCACGCTCTAATTTTTCCGAGTTTTACTCATATGCACAGGGGACTTGCAGTAGAATCAGGAGATAGATACTTATTAGTATTTTGGTTAAAATGTTTACAGGAATAATAGAGCATGAATAGAAAAGACAACTCAGGAACAGGCATAGCAGGTTTAGGAAGAGGAGAAGATTCTATGCTAGCCCACGTAGCACCAGGAGAAATGGTAGTCCCACCAGTAATCTCGCCACAAACACAAAGAATTATAGAACAAGAAATGATGTCTGCTGGACTAGATCCAAATGAATATACTGTAGGTGAAGGTATGTCTATCAACCCTATTACGGGTATGGCAGAGTTTGGCTTCCTTAAGAAGCTAGGTAAAAGTTTAAAAAAAGTAGTTAAAAAGGTAGCACCTGTAGCTATGCTCATACCAGGAGTAGGTACTGCTATTGGTGGAGCTTTGGGAGGTCTTGGTAGTGCCATAGGTTTAGGTGGCAAGTTACCAAAATTAACAAGTTTTTTTCAAAATGTTGCTAGCAAAAATATACCAGGTATTTCACCATTTTTAAGTGGTTTAACTGCTGGTGCAACTGGTAGCACGTTCGCTACTGCTAGTAATCCTTTTGGACAAGCTATTACAACAGGACTAACAAATCCTTTTGGCGGTGCTTTTTCAAGTGCTACAGGAGGCGTAAATCCATTAACAGGTGCAACTGGAGGCTTAACATCAACATTTACTAAAGCTTTTGGTGGTGGCACTAACACAGGAGGTGGTGGTGGTGTTTCTTTACCATTACTAGCTCTAGCTGGGTTATACGGTAAAGCTGTCAAAGAGGATTTTGAAGGTAAACAAGGTGGTTTAAAAGACATAAGACAATCTGCAAGGCCAGATCTTATGCCGCAACAAACATTTCAAGGTTTTGATTTAGGCATAAGAAAAGCTGCTGAAGGTGGATTACAAGAATTAGACCTACGTATGGGTGGACCTTCAATAGGCCCAGGAACAGGTACAAGTGATGATATACCAGCTATGTTAAGCGATGGAGAGTTTGTGCAAACAGCCAAAGCTAACAATGGTTTAGGTGGATTTAAAGTAACTAAAACTGAAACAGGTATAGAACTCATACCAAACGGTAAACCAAATAGACAGAAGGGTGCAAAAAATATGGATACGCTTATGAAAATATTTGAGAACTATAACGATATAGGTCAAGTCTAATGGGTTTTTTATCAAAAGCATTTAGAGATCAAATTATGTCACCTATTGGTAGACCAAGTCCTGTTATGGGTGTTAGACCTATGTTAAGAGAGCCTGGATTAGGTATGCCAGAAAAAAGTATTTTTGAACAACCAAACCCATTTTTACCACCACAACCACCTGTAGCACCACCTGTAGCACCTTTTGTGCCGCCTCCAATAGCACCACCCTCTGTAGAGGAAAATCCTTTTAAAACTGCTATGGAAAATCCTTTTCAAAAAATAGATGACCCAATACCACAATCAATTATAGATCAGTTCCAAGGGGTTGCAGGTAAACCAAATCCATTTGTAACACCTCCACAACCACCTTTGGATACATCCTTAATACCACAAAGAGAAATACTAGAAAGACCGATCATCCCACCAAGGCGTGATGATTTTATGTCTATTGAAAGAATTGGTAATAATCCACCAAAAATGCGTCAAGTAACAGATATGAGAGCTAGATATGATGGACCACCATTACAAGCAACCCCAGCACCAGTTTTACCACCTGTTGTAACACCAGATCCTATTATTCAACCTGCTCCTGTCGAGCCAGCTGCAGTGGCACCTACGGCTGGGGCAGTACCCACACAAACACAAATGCCTATGGGTGCAATAAATCCTGTATTATTACAACAGGCAACATCTGAGGTTCAAACAGACCCACTATTAAGATCTCTATACTTTGGTACAGCAGACTCACCAGGTTTTTACAATCAACTGCAACAAGCAGGTGCAAACCTAATTGGTAGTGATGTACCGTTACAACAAACAGCAGGCCTTGCTCCATTAGAGTTATTAGCTAGACAACAAGCAGTAGCAGGACTTGGTGGTTTTGAACCATTCTTACAACAAAACAGAGATTTAGTTAATCAAGCAATACAACAATCAAGAAGAGCTGAAGAGCTACAAGACCCATATTACACACAAGCAGAGCAGATATATCAAGATACTATGGGTGCTTATGACCCTAGTATGACACAACAGTTCTACAATCCTTATGAAGACGCTGTAGTGCAACAAACCATAGAAGATGTGATGAAAGCTGGTGACAAGCAAGATATTGCTGCAAGAGCTCGTGAGATTAGTTCTGGAGCCTTTGGTGGTAGTAGGGCTAGACTTGGTGCAGAAGAGCGAAGACAAGATCTAGGAGAGGGATTAGCTAAAGCATTAAGTGGTATAAGACAAACAGGATTTACTCAAGCACAAAGCACAGGTCTTGGTGAGTTTGCAAGACAGCAACAAGCTAAAAGAACTGGAGCTCAAGGACTTATGGGTATTGGTGTAGGCAGAGGTAGTGCTGCAGCAGATCTAGGACAGCAGTTAGCTGGATACGGTGGCCAAATGACTGGTCTAGGTAGAACACAAGAAGAACTTAGAAGAGGCCAAAGAGGTGAGTTATCAGGATATGGTACAACTGGTAGAGGTATTGCTGAAACTGGATTAAGTAGAATATACGATCAAATGTTAGCTCAACAGTACAGACCAATGCAAACACTTGGACAAATAGGTCAAATGTTACCTGGTTATCAAGCAGCTAGTTCTAAAATTGATTCACAATATGGTATGCCAACAGATCCAACAGCAGCAGGATTAGGAGCTGCATTCAGTGCTTATGGTGCTATGGCTCCAAGGCCGCAACAAGGAAGTGGTTAATGAACTTTATGAATCGTAAGATGTTTGCAGTTGGTGGAGCATCTAATACATTAGGTCCATACCAAATAAGAGATTTAAAGACTATTGATCCAGAAACAGGTCAACCAATAATTTACGACATAAAACCAGACTTTATTAATCAAATGGGCTTTAATCCATATAAAATTTTATACGATAAAGATTTAGAAAAAGGGTCAGAAGTTCAAAAAATTTTACAGCAGTTTAAAGAAAAAGACGCACCTGGAATAGGGCCTTTTCAAGCAAGAGAAGACATTGGTACTAATATAGCTGATATAGGTTTTAGGCTTGCAAGACAGCTTGAACCTATGGTTCGTGGTGGTATAAGAGGTGTTGGTGAAATAACAGGTATTCAATCTTTAAAAGATGCAGGTGGTGAGCTTTTTTATGGTCGTATACCTGAAGGCGAAGGCAGATTCGGACAACCTTTTGGTTTTCAAATGGGCGAATCAGTTATACCATCTGACGCTGATAGAGCAAGGTTTATGTTACGAGGTATAACAGAAAAAAATGAACCGATAGAATCTACAGAACCTGTTGTTCCTGATGTTTCAACAGCGTCAGTTGTTGATAATAAATTTATTAATGAAGATATAGCTAGTAAAGTAAGTGCTAGAGATTTTGCTCTGCAACAGCAAGAAGAAATGATAAAAACTTATTCACCTGAAGATCAAAAATTTTTACGAGATAATATAAATCCAAACACAGGGTTCCTTACAATTACTCCAGAAGAAGTAATGATGCGACCTGAAAGAACTGAACCTCTGTCCACAGAAGATCCATTTAACACCACATTAAATCTTTCTGATTTAACAGAGAGTTTAGAGTCATTGTCAGAAGAAAGACAGGATTTAGAAAATAGATTTGCTGAAGAAGATATACAAAGACCAGCAGATATAGATGTAGATGAAATTACAAACCTACTTAATGACATACAACAACCAAGTATTAACCTTGATAAAACAGAAGCTGACAGCTTATTAGAAACAATAGATAAGTTTGATGGCCTATCTCCAGATGAATTAAAGTTTGAAATAGATAAAACTAAATTCCCAGGCATGACAGAGCTTGATAAAAATAAAGCTGAAGTTGCTGCACAAGTAAAAGAAATAAAAGAAAAAGAAGAAGCACGTATAGCTGCAGGAGAGGACCCTGACCCAGATAAAGCACCACGTAGTCCAGTAGCTAAAAAACTTAACGAGCCTGGCTTCTTTGGCTCTGACAGGTTCTTAAACTTTATAAGAAATGTTGGTGCTGGGCTTACAGAAACTGGTCAAATTGGTTCTGGTCTTGGAGTTGGTGCTGCAAAAGCTGCAGAAGAAAGAGCTGCAAGAGATATAGCAAAAGATGAAAGAGAATACGAGATGGAAAAACTTATTGCTATAGAGGAAAAGAAAGCAGAGCTAAAAGGATTAGAACCCATGAAAGGTAGTGATATTGAAAAAGGTGTTCAGTTTGAAGATGATTTAATGACAGCCTTAAGAAACTTTGATGAGGATGAAAGAATTGTATCTGACATAAACCAAATACTAAACGAAGATATTAACGATCCTACAGCTTTTGGTGCACGTGGACTTTTTGGAATTGTAAATGATAAATTAAGAAACGCTATAGGTATGGGAGAAACAGAATGGGCTAATTTACCTGCTGAAGTACGAACTAAAAAAATATTAGAAATTACAGCACAAAGATCGGTAAGAAGTATATTAGGAGAATCTGGTAAAACTATATCTAACCTTGATAGACAGATTGTTGCACAAATATTTGGTAATGTTGATATATGGACATCACCAGCAGAGTTAAGAAAAATTTTAAGTAACAGCAGAGCAAACATAATTGAAGGAATGAGAGCTGGACAATCCACTATTATTTCTAGAGCTCAAGGTTTGAAAGAACTTGGTTATCCATCTGAAGTTGTAAATGTAAATGATTCTCTTATTGCAAGAATATTAGGATTTAGTTTTGATAATATAGAACAATACAAACGTGGAGATAATGTTTCTGGATTTGAAGAAGTTGACTTGTAATGCCAAGATTTAAAGTAAATATATCTGAAGGTGTTTCTGAGATTGTTGAAGCCAACACAGCAGAGGAAGCTAGAAAAAAAGTAAAGGCAATAATAGCTCAAGGTGCTATGTCACCATTCTATGATGAATTATATTTTGATTACGAAACTGGAGTTGATAATAAAAAGCTTAGAAGAAACTTAGCTTTAGCAGAAACTACAGAAGAACAAAATAAAGTAATTTTAAATATTCTCAATAAAACACAAGACTCTGACACTCCGATAGAACAAGAAAACGTTTTGTTAAATGAAGTTGGCGATCAAGGATTTACTAGAAATACCAAAGGACAAATTGCACTAACACCAAAGGGTATGAAACAACTTGGTTTAGGAAAGTTAATTAAAACAAAAACATTAAACGATGGATCTACAATAAACCTAAATACAATTATTGATGAAAATGATTTTAATTTACGTACAGGCGATTTGTCAGATATGGCAGGAGTTGCTGGCCCTATCATAGGTATGATGGCTGCCTTTACACCTCAATTAAAAATTATACAAGGTCTTAAGCATTTGTTTGGTAAAAGAGAAGCTATAGCTAGGATGTTTGCAGCAGGTGTTGGTAGTAGTGCTGGTAAAGCTGTAGAGGAAGAAGTAGTAGAAACTATGGAGGGTTTTCAATTACAAGAAAGAGATGAACTTAATGATTTATATATGCAAGAATTTGCATTCGGTACTATAGGTCAAGGTCTTGGTGAGGGTGTATTCAAGCTATACAACACGTTTTTAGGTGCTAGAGCAACTCCACGTGATAAAAGAATATTAAATTTACAAAATAGAAACATATCTGTAGCTAGCGTTATGGAATTAGACAGACAGCTTGGTAAAGAAGCAACTGAAAGACAAATTGCAAAAGCTATTAGAGATGGCAAAGTTAAAAAGTTTGATTGGAAAATGAATAAGACATCAGGTGCTATACCATCACAGCAATCACTTGAAAGAATGTTGCCAGGCAGATCGCAAAGTATTGCGGAACAAGTGTTAGGTAATAATAGGGACAAAGCAAATGCTTCCCATTTAATGGCAGAGTTAAACTACATAATGCGAGGTATCAAAGATGAACGAGCAGCATTAGATTCGTATATATCAGCATCACAAAAAGGTAGATTAGATAAATCTATCAATGAAAAAATGCAAGACTTAAGAAAAGCAGAAACAGATGTTACTAACAGATTAGAAAAATTATTAGATGAAGTACAAGTAGATGCTTTAGAAGTTGGTAATTATGGAATGATACCAAGCAGAAGTGAATTTGGTGAAACAATAAAAGAAACAGTATCTACAGCTAGAGCTTTTGTTACTAAAGAAGTTGGTAATAAATACAAAGAAGTAGACAACATGATGAAAGACATGAGAAGTGTTTTTAAATTAGAGTTAGATGATTTTGGTGAATTGCAACGTGTTGGAAGAGCAACTGGTGATTTTGTGCAAAAATCTACAGAAGAAGTAGGTATAGCAACTGCAATTAATGCAACGATTAATGAAACTGCACACACATATTTTGAAAAATCATTATTAAGAATAAGATCTTTTCAAGACGATTTTCCAGGCTATGATTTAAGTATTCAAGACCCTAATATTAAAGGTGGAATTATAAATAAGTTAGATGAGTTGTATTCAGGTTTAATAAGACAAACAGCACCTGGTCAAGCAGCTAGAGGTGAAGGATTAAGTTTGTTTCAAATTAGAAATTTACAAAAAGATTTAGATATTTATATTACAGAAGCTCCAGGTGCATCGCCACAAAGAGAATTGCTTTACGATTTAAAAAGATATATAGATTCATACAAAAGAGATGATCCAAAAAGTATCATGACTGATTTAGCAAAAGAATCTATGGAAAAGATAAACACAAGATTAAAAAGACAAGGTATCTCTATACAACAACAAGATAAACAATTAATTGAAGATTCGTTAGAATTATTAAGAGATGCAAATAGGGTAAATGCACAAAGAATGCAACCTTTTGATAACCTACATATACAAAAAATAATATCTAATGCATCAAGAGGTTCACATCCACCTGATGAAATATACCAAAGAGTTTTTTTAGGAGGTTCTGCAAAAGATTTACAGGATTTATTTAAAGCCACTAGAAACTATGATGAATATTTAAAATCTATAAATAAAGCAGATGAGGCAATTACAGAGAAGAAATTAAAAGCACAACTAAAGAAAAAGTTTTTTGATGATGCTATATACAAAGCTACAGATGGTGGCACTCAAAGAATCAACTTTACTACATTCGCTAGACAGTTTTTTAACTTTGATAAAGATATGGCAGCTAAAGGTAAAATAGATGAGCTTTTTAGAAATGCACAAGGAATTTCAACTGGACAACTTGTAAGAGAAACCATTAGGAATTTAAACCGAGTACAACCTAATTTAAAACCAGCAGACTTACGAAATCTTGTAGATGACTTTACTGGTACAAATATTGGTTTAGATGCTAGTGATCAAGGTAGAGCATTTGTAAGAGCTTTATCATCTTTAGCTGACGAATCAGAAAAGGTAATGAAGTTTAGAGCTAATAGAGCAATATCTGAATTACCCGAAAAAGGTATAGAAGCTACTACTGATACTGTATTTAGGCCTGGCAACGCATCTGTAATTAACACTTTAAAAGGCACTGTAGATGATGATGTGTTTAAAAGCATACAACAAGCAAGCATGATGAAACTGCTAAAAAGATCTGTAGATTTTAATGGCAAAGGTAAGATTAACGATATATTTAAGTCAGGCAATCTAGAAACAGCACTAAACAGCTACGGTGATGAAACTTTAGAAGCTATGTTTGGAAAAGAAATTACTAGAGGTTTAAGAAGTTTTCAAAAAGAAGTAGACGTATTGACCAAGGGTGAATTAGGCAGAGGCGGTAGTGCTGGTGGATTGGTAGCTGCGGGACTTGGTGCTGCTGTTGTATTTGCACCTTTACAAACATTACCTGCTTTGCTTGGATTAACTATTATTCGTGGTTTATTAGGTAGCCCTAAGTTTGTTGGGCTTTTAAGCAAAAAAGATCCAGGCTCTATTGCACAAATGATACAAATGATGGAAAGAGCAGCAAGACAGTATGGCGTTAGAATGGTTGATGGATCTTATGTAGAGTCTGGTGTTGACTTAGTAAAAGAAGGTTTTGAAACAGGTAAAACTGCAGTTGGTATAACAGATGAAGATATACAACAACAAGCAGACGAAGGCCTTAATATATTCCAACAACTAAGAGAACAAGTTACTGCACCACTTAAAACTTCAGAACTACAACTACCAGATGTCCAACCTATGCAATCACCCACAGATCCATTATCACCAGAACGTATAGACTTTGCAGAACAGGTTGCTGGTAGGCCTATAGTTTAACTATCTTCAAAGAAAGTAGGATCAACTGCTACAAATCTTTTAGCTGGTCTGCCTTTACCACCGATTTTAATTTCAACTTCTTGTATCTCCCCTGCATTTTTAAGCCTTTCAATAATCTCTTTTACTTCATAAGACTTCATACTACGGAATAGTTCGTGCCTATCCACTTCACGTTTAGATATACCTTCGCCATTCCTAGATCTAATAAATGATAATACTTGTTTAATCTTTGACTCTGTTGCACTACTAGCCACCTTATCTCTACAAGCTTCTATAAACAATAAATCATAATATCTAATAAAATCTACAGCCCAGCGTGTAATATCTCCTGTAATGGCTGTAGCGTCTGCATTTGACGCAAGAGTACATAACAAAGACAAACGCATAGCTTTCTCTTTAGAACGGCTTAGAAGTGGCTCTAGGTTATCTTTTTCTAGTATATCTTGTCGTTTAACTATCTCTCTTGCAAAGTCTTGTAATATCTCCTCTGATTCTCTATCAAACTTTAATACTATTTGATCTAAATCTAATTCTGAATTATCCCTAGATAAATCAGTCATAGTTCCTCTTGTTCTTCTTACATAATTAACCCAATTGACTATAGAGGTTGGTGGTGATGTAAATCGTTTTAGTTCACCCACTCTTCTTGGCTCTGTAGATTCAACAACTACAAAACGGTTTAAAAACCCGTCTGCAATCCTGCCACCATTTAATGCTTTATAAAAATTCTTTGGTACTGACAAACCAACTAATGTTATGGCTGGTTTATGTGTCACACGACTCATCATCATTTCTTTGTATTGTTCCTGAACATTCATAAGTGAGTAGTTATCTGGTCGCAAAGTACCATGACAACGCCCCCAAGCTTCCATAAGTGTTTGGATACCATCTTCTCTATTTGTATTGGTTGATGCACCGATTGCCTCTAGTCTTTTACCAAACTCATCCATAATGGTTATCTGTGTAGGCCTCATCTTTAATACAGAGTGCACAGCACCACTTGATGTATAACCATCGCCCACTACAAGCTTTTCGTGATCACTAGCATTTAGCACAGACTCAACAAATGTTTTGATGTTTTCTTTACCTTGACCAGATTTAGCTATACCCATGAAATACATAGAAGAAAAGTTATTCATGTTGGTCCTATAAATACGGCCACAAGTAACACTAGCTAATGCCAATGCACCTATAAGAGATAACTCTGGTTGTGGCACTTGTGCTATTTCTTCACAAAATTTAAACATATCTTTTAATAGTCCTGGTGGGTTGAATAAATCTTTTGGTTTCTGTATGCTTTCTGAAGCTTGAATGAATAATGGTGCTATCCTGTTCTTTCTATCGTGAGTGTTTTTGACGCTCTCTACAACGCTATCTATCTCTGTTTGTGGTAACGGTGGATTATTATTTTTATTCCAGTTCTGCAAAAATATTTTTACAAATTGTATATTTACATTCTTAGATATTAAATAACCAGCTATTCTTGCAGCTCCATCATTTCTTGATCCCTCCATAACACCATCCAATGAAAATGGTGCAGTTTGTACTCCTGTTTCTGTTTTTGGAACGCCTGTAATTTTTTGAAATTCAACCTCTGTAAAATCTGGTAAATCATTATGATCATGTATTTTCCAGTCAGCAAATGTTACTGGCTTATAGATCTGTCCGTTAGCGTGTCTATTCCATGGTGCAATAATTAAGCCACCAACACCTCTTATATCTATTAATCTATCTATTGGAGTTTCAGGAGTTCTTCTTGTTGCAAAGGTGGTATAGTTTTGTGGATTGTTATAATAGTAATGCATACCCTTACCAGTTATAACTTTAAATGGACAAGCAGGCATATTCTTATCTACCCAATCCATCGCCTCTGGTGAATCAGCATCTACTACAATAAATTTACCACATACTAAAGCTACAACAAGATTGTCCCTACCTTTAAACCATGACTCTACAAGGGCTCTATCAGGCCTTACTTCTTTATATTTTTCCCAGCTTCCTAGAAAAGGTGGTGGTTTTTTATTAGATCTTTGTAAAGGAACTACGTTATAACCATCGTCATAATATGCAAGTGCTTGCTCTAAGGACGTATCTTCCTCAGTAATGTTAAGCTGAAACACACTAAGCTTCTTGTGCTATATCATTTACTGACCCGAAGATACATTCAAAATCTAATCTGCCTTCAGTAGCTTTTATTATTTGTTTGGCTTGATTAATGGTAGGTTGCCTGTAACCATATCTCCATGATTTACATGAAGCTTCAGAACAACCAAAATCTTCAGCAGCTTTCTTTTGTCCAAGAAATTCAATGTATTCTCTTAGAGTATATCTTTTAACTACTCTATCTGTATGATTAGGTTTAACTCCTAACGTTTCAAATTCTTTTAATTTTTGTGATGATAGTGATTTTATTCTATGATAATAGTTGGCCTGCCATATTAAATCTTCTTTGTTTATATCTTCCATGTTTTTCTCCTCGTAACTTTTTTTGAAAAAATATTCACATATTGTAGATAAGTAGTATATAATATGCAAGTTAATTTTAATTTTAAGGAGATTGAAGATGGAATTATCAAGTAGAATAGTATCTCCGCAAAAGTTAGTTCAAGACCAAGGTGCAAAAATCTTGGTGTATGGAATGGCTGGAGCAGGGAAAACAACATTAGCTAAAACTTGTCCTGGCAAAGTTCTTGTTATAAGTGCTGAAGCTGGACTGTTATCTATTAAAGATGCAGACAACGTTGAGGCTATAGAAGTAAAAGAAGCAGCAGAAGTTATGGAACTTCATGATGCTTTGAAGTCTGGTAAATTACAATATGATACTGTGTGTTTAGATTCAGTATCTGAAATAAGTGAGATCTTATTGACATGGGAGAAATCTCGTAGCAAAGATCCACGTATGGCATATGGTAATGTCCAGGAATCCGTTACAAATTTAATGCGTGCTTTTAGAGATCTAAATATGCACGTTTTATTTTTATGCAAAGAAGATGTAGTCAATGATGACGGCATACTTAGACACGCACCTAAAATGGTTGGGACCAAATTAGGCGAGTCAATTACATATTTCTTTGATGAAGTTCTTGCTTTACGCATTATTGAAGATCAAGATGATGAGGGTAAGAATATTCAAAATAGATGGTTGCAAACTGTCTATGGACAGGGCTATAAAGCAAAAGATCGTAGCGGTAAGCTTGATAACTTTGAACAGCCTAATATAAGTGCTCTAATTGAAAAATTAGGGTTTTCATTAACTAATGACAATAAAGGAGAATAATATGTCTGATTTTGGAGATGTAGAATTTTTTGAAAATCTAGAGGAAATGTCATCTGGCACTCCTTTAGCACCTGATGGTGAACACAATGCAACGATTATTGCTACAGATAAATACAAGTCTAAAGCAGGCAATCATACGCTTAAGGTTACATTTCAGCTTGATGGCGGTAAGTATCGTGATCATAACGAATGGTATAACCTGTGGGCTACCAACGAAGACAACAAAAGAATAAGCACGGAGATATTTACCAGGCTTACCAAAGCTGTTGGCTTTAAAAAGTATCCAGAAAATCATAGTGACTTTGTGGGTAAAAAACTAATACTTAAAACTGAACAAATTGATGATCAGTTTGAGGGTGATAATGGTGTAGTAAATACTAAGAAGACTAAAATCAGATTGTATTTACCAGAGGCTGATTCAGATATGAATCCACCTAAAGAAGCTGTACCGCCTTTTTAATGGTGATTGGTTTAAGAATTAAGGGGCTTTGAGCCCCTTTTTTTTAGTTCCACTTTTAACAAAAACACCTCATCTTGTAGTTGCTGTGCTTTTATCCTTGTTTCTTTTAGTTTCTTTTCAGTTTGTTTTATTTGCTTTTCTATGTTCATTGTAATAGTTTGTTTTCTTTTTCCAATTAATGCCTCTACATGACTCACAACAAAATCTGGCTACATTACCCTTTGAATGATCAACAAAGTAAATGCCACACTCTTCACATGATTTAGGATTATGTCCTAGTTTTTCATATAAAATTTTTAAACCATCATTGGTTAAGTTAGAATAATTATTTTGTATTTGTTCTTTTATGGCCTCTTTTGTTTTTTCTAATTTTTCTACATCTATTTTTTTCTGTGCAACATAGCGAGTAAAATTATTAAAATCACCAAAAAAATTTATTTTTGCCTGTGCTAATCTTTTGTTTATTAATTCATTTTTTTTCATTTGTTATTCTCCAAATAAGAATATATAAATAAAAGACATACACCGATTACTGCATAAAAACTCATATCCATTACCTATTCTCCAGCTTATTACGCAATCTGGTGAGATACC